CCTCGACCGTGCGGCCCTTGAAGTCGGCACGGAACAGGTACTTGAGTGCGTTGCCTCGGACGAATCCGAAGTTCTTGGTGATGTCGATGACTTCGAGTCCGCCCGGAAGCCACGTGTAGTGAGCCGGGTGGTTCACCGCATCGCTTTCCCTCGAAACAACTTCTTGGGCAGAAGAAAGGTCGGCCGTGGCCAACAGGAACTCGCTTTCGTGCATCAGCTCTTCGTCCGTGAAGCAGAGCGCTCCGCCGTCCTCGAACTGGACCTCATAGGGGTACGGCAGGCTCTCTGCGTCGTAGACCGTCTCGACGGTGCCGACGCGGTTGACGTACAGGCCGGCCGCGATGTCAGAGGGGGTGTACGACGCTGGGGCGGCGATAACGACTCGATCCCCCACCTTGAAGCGCAGACTCACGCGGTGACCTCCTCCAGCTCGTCATCCCGGAACCAGGCCCCGATCTGCCATTCGTCGTCGTCCAGGACAACGGAGGTGGCCTCGAACCAGTCGGCGTAGTTCACGGCCTGGATCGTGCCGAGCCAGCCGCCCAGCTCATCGATCTCGTCCTTGACTCGGACTCGCGTTCCCGGCTCCCACTTGCTGATCACAGGCCCAGCCTCTTTCGGTACTCGCTCACACCATGGGTGTGAATGAATGAATTGATGTCGTGTCCGTCCCCAAGGACGATGACCTTGCCGTTGGGCATTTCCGCAGCCCGCTTGTCTGCTGCGGCGATTCCCGGTTCGTCGTCGTCGGCGATGATGAAGACCACCTCGAAGCCGACGAAGGCAGGGTCGAAGTACGGCAGCCATGCGGATGTGCCTTGGGTGCCAGCACAGGGGACGTCAGCCAGCTCGGACGCCTCAGCGTCGAACTCGCCCTCGCTCAGGGCGATGTATGGCGTCGGCTTGATCAGCGCCGCCGTGTTGTAGAGGCGCGGATGGTCACCTGGCAGGCTCCGGTACTTCCCGTGGCCCTGGTGCTGTTCCTTGCGGGTCGGGGCGTAGTACTGGCCGTTCTCGTCCTTCACGCACTCGTCGGCGATGCACCGATAGCGGATGGTGGCTACCGCGTGCTCTCCGCCTGCGGGCCGGAAGTAGGGGATGGCCAGCATTCCCGTCATCCGTTCGTCACCAGTTCTCGCCGAACCGACGTACCCGATTCCGAACCGGCTCGCTGCTTCCCCCAAACCGCGGGCGTTCATGTACGCCTCGGCCGGGCTCCCCGCGAACTGACTGAAGTACTCCTTGGCCGCCTCCACTGAATCGGCCATCTGCAAATTCCTGGGCCTGCTTGAAGCCACAGCCTTCCTCTCGCATGATCACGTCCAAGCTGTCTTCCCTGACATCACAGGCAAAGCAGCTCCAGCGCTGCTTGTCCGTGCTGACGGATGCGCTCGGATTGGATTCGTTGTGCGCCGGGAGTGGGCACAGAATCTTTTGCCAGCCGCCACGGGGCTGGACTTGCACTCCGTAGTAGTGGTTCAGGACTTCACTGATCGGAGGCTTGGGGCTGTCGCTCATCTTCGATCTTCCTCGTGATGACGGGAAAGTCGTAGCGCCGGTAGGAGTCGATGTAAGACTTGTTATTTCCACGCCATTCACGGGCGTCCACATTGATGCCGTTGGGCATTACGCGTCCTTGTCGTACGTGTACCTCGGGCCCAGAACTCGCCAGGCCGGGTAGTTTTCGAGGTAATCGGCTGCTCGCCTGAGCACTTCGGGCCTGTCTCGTGCGCCTCGGGCCAAGAGCTGACCGTTACAGCGCTGGCAGAGGAGTCCTCGAATAGCCTCGGTCTTGTGGCAGTGGTCTACGGCGAGGTTTGTGCGCCGGGTCTCCTGGCAGATCGCGCAGCGTCCGCCCTGGGCCTCGAAGAGGGTCTGGTAGTCCTCGTTCGTGAGGCTGTAGGTGGCCTGTAGGCGGGCGTTCCGGCTTGCGGTTCGCCTGGTTGCCTTTCGGCAGGCGCTACAGACCTTCCCTCGCGGAGTAAAGAACTTTTCTGCCCTGTTCTTCGCGCACTTCTCGCACTGGCGGTATCCCTTGCGAGGTTCAGCCACGCCGAAGGTTCGCCTCAAGACGAAGCTGCATCTTCATGTCGTAGAGACCGTCTGCGAGGTCCCGCAGGTAATCGAGAGGAACGACTTGCCAGGTACGTCCCTGGGCCGTCGGAAGGGAGATCGCGGCGACGTGAATTCCGCGGCCTCCGTGCCGGACGAGGTCTCGGGCCAGGCTCCGAAGGTTGAATCGGCGGCGGTCCTTGACCTGAAGGACGACAGCCACCACGCCCCCGCCGGCCGCTGCTACTTCCATGGCAGAGATATCGGGCTGCTCTTCGAGGAGAACGTCAACGATCTCCTTCTCGATGGTGTAACCGACGCCCGTGTAATTCTGCTTCATGTGGTTTCCCCTCCTACTTCTTAGCTTACGCGCTTCGACCCCTCGAAGCAACTTTTAGGGTGTGACTTAGAACTCTTCGTCAATATCGGTAAGGCGCATGTTGGTCCGGTTGAAGTCGTACGACGAGAAAGTCTCGCCACTCGCATCCACCAGGCCCTCACGGTTCTTGACGGCACTCACATGGAGAATCGTGCTGTCCATGCCGTCGACTTCCTTGTGAATGGTGAGGATCAGCGAAGGCACGCGGCCGATCTTCCCCTTCACGCCGGAAAGCGGAATGGGCTTCAGGCCGTCCGAGTGCTCACCGGTCACGTGGTGCAGCGACAGGACATGAGCCTTGGTCTCCCGCGCCATGTCGCTCATGTACTCGCACATGGCTTCCAGGCCGAAGGTGAAGCCCTCCGCGTCTGCGGACGCTCCCCCGTCGACGTTCGTGATGTTGTCCACCACGATGAGATGCGGGTAGCAGCCGAACACCTCGTGATAGGCGGACAGGTCGCGTTCGATGTCCAAGGGGGTTGGCCGGGCGTTGTAGTTGAACCTGACCCACCAGCGCTGACCTAGGGCCGAGTAGTACTCGCCGAAGTCGTCCACGATCAGCTTCCGCTTGATCGTCTTGACGCTCTCGCCGGTGATGATGGCCGTGGCCCTGGAAAGCTGCGTGGCAGCTCCGGAGTCGGCACTGAAGTACAGGCACGGCAGGTTGCCGTACATCGCGAGGTTCAGAGCGAAGAGGCTCTTGCCCGTACCAGGTCCCGCGGCTATGAGGCTGAACTCACCTCTGCGGAACTCGACTTCGTGGCGCTGTAGCCCCTTGAAGGGGCTCGGAAGCGGCTCGCCGGCCGCCCCCTTCACTCCGACGCTCTGTGCGAGCGAGTACATCAGTCACCCTCCCTTGAGGGGCCGGAACCCCGACCCCTCGAAACAACTTTTACGGGTAAAAACAAGCCCGTTCACCGGGCCTCTTTCCTACTCTCAGCTTACCTCGGGGTTCCCCTCGAAGCAACTTTATCGGCGTGAAAAAGAGCAGGCATGTCGCACGTCACAAAAACGGCAGCCAAAGCCAGGGCTCGCCGGGAAGTCGCCCCGCTTCACTCCCGCATCCATGGCGGCGTACCTCTCTCCCACTTGCTCTTCCGTGATCTCGTGCAGCTTCACAACACGAGACAGGTTCCCGTTCTTCGCCAGGTACCAATCCCCTGTATTCACAGGGACGTTGAAGACCTTCTCCATTGCCACCTTGTAAGTCTCAAGCTGGAACTTGGACTTGGTGGTGCCGGTCTTGAGGTCCCGTACCCGCAGCGAATCGTCAGGCTCGAACACCAACTGGTCGATGTACCCGCGGACTTGAATGCCGCCGATCTCCGTCTTGAAGTACAGCTCCAGCGCGTCATCCCCGCTGGGCGTCATCCAGATTTCGGGCTGCTTCTCCTGGGCCCACTCCACATACCTGCGCGTGTGCTCCTGGCCCAGGACGTACCGGCGCTCGATGTCCTCGCCTCCGGTGCCGTTGGCGGACAGCCACCGGTCCGTGTTCGGCTCCTTGTCCAGGGCCTTGTTCACCAGGGCGCTGTACTGGTCGGAGAAGAGCTGTACGGCCTCGTCGGTGCTCATGGTCCGCTTCGATCGCTCCACGGCCTCAGCGGCGCTGTGGAAGGCCGTGCCGTGTGCCGACCAGGCGGCCGGTACGGGCACTACTCGTTCAACGCGCTGGAGGTAGAACCGCCAGGCGCACTCTTCGTACTGCTGAGTCTGAGAGACGCTTCGGGGCTGAGTAGCGATGTCGGTCAACGGGCCACCTTCGGGCAGAGTCGGACGTACGTGTGGTTGGGGCTGCTCGGGAAGAGCGGGTGAGGGAACTGGTTCTCCTGTCGCTCGATCGTGATGTCGATGAGGCGAACGCCGTAGTCCCTCCACACCCTCTCCTCAAGGTCGACCAGGTCTTGGATCTCCCGGTCGGAGAGGTTGTCTCCGTAGGCGATGTCCCAGTACTCGCCAACGGGGTTCGCGATGCTGTGGACGATGAGCAAATTTGTGTCCTGAGTGATCCGCGTGCGGATCGTCTTGCTGGACTCGATCTCGTCCAGCACGGCCAACCGGCTTGTCACCTGCATGTCAGGTGAAGCGAGGCGCACCGCGGTACCGACCATGATCACTCCCTAGTTCGGTCGCAACCCGTCCCCTGCGTTGCGATCGCAAGCATGAGCCTATGGCAACACAACGTTGAAACCCCTCGAAACAACTGTGACGTGGGCCACTTACTGGCGGTTACACGTTTGCCTTGACCTGCACTGTTACGCAGCCGTTACCTAAGCCGTACAACCCTTTGTGAAGAGGCCCTTCAGACTACGTTCGAATCTAGTTCGAAAAAACGAAAGGCCCCGCAATGCGGGGCCCTGGGCTGAGATGATCTAGTTGTCCGGTTCGCAAGTGCTTCAAGGCTCCTTCACCTGAAGTTCACTTCCGGTTTGCTGGTTCCTACCTGTGCGGTGATCACTCAGACGGCACGTCAGGTAGTCGGAAGTGCTTCAGATCGGCCAGGGGCGGAGCACCCTTCTCATAGGGGTAGCGGACCACCAGGCGATCGTCACGGGGCTCCCGTGGCTCGAAGGCCCAGGGCTTCTCCCTCTCTGTGTCGTAGGAGAGGACCACGTTCTTCTCACGTACGCGCTTCTCGAAGTTCAGGGCGTCGCGCCGCTGCCGGTCCGACAGCTCTCTGTCCCCGAGCCTGACCCGTAGCCAGAGCCGTAGGGACTGGATGGGGAACATGGCGTGATGGGAGCCGGCCTCCTGGGTGGCGTGAACCCGCCACACCTTGGCGATCTCTGCACTGGCGTCGTTGGAGAACGGCCGACGCTCCAGCCCGAGCTTCTGGAACCTCTTGTTCACGGCCTGCGGCGTAACCCCGTACTTCTCAGCGATCTCCCGGTTGTTCATCCGTCCCATAACGAACAACCTGGTCATCTCGGCATCGCTGGGCAGCTTGGTCATGGGCCATCCTCGGTCATGGTTTGTTGATCTTGGCGGGAGCATACAGACTCTGTACCCCTCGAAGCAACTCGGGGGGCCAATGCGGGAGCAAACTCACTAGCAACGATGTGAACTGGATCTCACTTCAGCAATCCCTTTCCTCTACCTACTACCAGGGACACATACATCATTAGTGAGAGAGCGAGTGAAACGAGCGAACGAACAGACAAAATGATCTGGGTTACCTGTGCGTAGTTCAAGAATTACTGTTGAAAACTTCAGCAACAGCGTTTCCGAAGCTATTGAGTGGTCTAGACCTAGTAGCGACCAGGTCTCTTTGAACTTCCTCCTGTTGATCCCTTCGTAGAGGGCCTGTGGGCCTTCCGAAGGTGTGGTCCTGGAGGACGGCCCCGGCTGCCAGACAAGTAACCGGCCGGGGCCCATAACTTGCAGCCATGGAGGGCCCGTGCCGAGAGCCAAGAGCATCTGTCTACGAGACGGCTGCACCTCCGTGACTGTGAAGGATGGGCGCTGCGCGTCTCACCAGGTTCGCCGGGGTTGGGACAGGGTCTCTGCCCGTAACCGGAGTCGGCCTGGTGACTGGTCAACCCGGCGAGCGAAGACGCTGGCCAGGGACCGCTTTCAGTGTCGCAAATGTCGCTCAAGATCGGACCTTGAGATAGACCACATTCGTCCGATCGCCAAGGGCGGCACATGGGAGCTGGACAACCTCTGGACCCTTTGCCGTCCATGTCATCGTCAGAAGACATACGGCGAGGACCGCCAATAAGTCTGACTTAATCCCTGATAGCTCAGTTGGCAGAGCAGCGGACTGTTAATCCGCGAGTCCCTGGTTCGAGTCCAGGTCGGGGAGCCATGCGGGTCGCACCCGCAGGCCCAGGGAACCGGTCGCGCGCAACCCGAACCCTGAGCGGTGCCCGTCGTCTAGTGGCCCAGGACTCCTCCCCTTCCGGGAGGCGACGCCGGTTCGAATCCGGTCGAGCACACCGCCTTGCAGCCGTCCGCCCTCTGGGGCCGGGCGGCTTTTTTCATTCATTCACTCCGGAGGTTCGCCATGTATGCCGTCGACTGCAACGGCCACTGCGACGACTGCCCCTTCACCTGGTGCAGCACCGCGCCGGCCACCAGGCCGAGCAAGGCCCAGCAGCGCAAGGGATGGCGGCAGGACGCTCTTGAGGAGCTGGACGACCTTGCGGACCTCTATGGGGTCGATGCGGGTCAGGTGAGGCTCTGATGACACGAGGACCCAAGCCCAAGCCGAACGCCGTGCGACGCAACAAGCACGAGCACGCCCAGGAGCTGGAGGCGGCTGTCCAGCCGGGCCGGGAAATGCCCCGCGGCCTCGGGATCACCACAGCTGGGGGCAAGCGCTTCTGGCGCACCTGGTCCACGTCACCCCAGACACAGGGGTGGACAGAGACGGACTGGACCGAGCTGGAGATCACCACGAAGTTGGTGGACGAGTTCTACCGGGGCGAACTGAAACTCGCCTCCGAAATCCGCATGCGTGTCGCCAAGTGGGGAGCCACGGTCGAGGACCGCTCCAGGCTGCGCATGAAGATCGATGACGAATCCGAGGAAACGCCCGGCAAGGCGGACTCGGACCTTTCTGTTTCTGACATGGACGAGGAGCTGTTCAAGCTGCTTAACGACGCATAGGAGGTGATGTGGGATGCCTCAGACGGGAAACATTCCGAAGGGCGTCCCACACCCGACTAGGAGTCTCGGCTACCAGATCATTCGGTGGGCCCAGAAGTACATTGTCCAGCCTGACGGCGAGGACGCCGGCCAGCCTTGGAAGTTCACTCCTGAGCAATTGCGCTTCGTCCTTTGGATGTACGCGATTGATGAGAACGGCCGTTGGCTGTATCGCACCGCGGCCCTTCGTAGGGCTAAGGGCTGGGGCAAGACACCGCTTCTCGCTGCGCTCTGCATTGTCGAGTTCGTGGGCCCGGCCAGATTCTCTCACTTCGATGAGAACGGCATGCCTGTCGGCAAGCGGGTGCCTCTGCCTCTGGTGCAGATCGCGGCTACCTCGTTGGATCAGACGGCTAACACCCGAGACATGATTCGCGGAATGCTCGCCGAGTCTCCTGCCGAGGCCGAGTACAACATCGAAATCGGCAAGGGCCTGATCCAGTTCAAGGACGGCCGGCCCGGACGCATTGAGCCGGTTACTTCGTCTTCTCGTGGATTGGAAGGTGCCCGGCCTACGTTTGTTGTGTGTGACGAGGTCCATCACTGGATTGAGTCGAACCAGGGCGTCTATGTCTGGGAAACGCTCGACCGAAACGTTCAGAAGACTGCGGGTGCCGGTTCTCGTCTGATCGAGACGACGAACGCCTACAACCCGAACGAGAACAGTATTGCCCAGCGGACGCATGAAGCCGTCCTCGGGACTGCCACACGCCTTCTCTACGACTGTGTGGAGGCAGAGAAGGACGTAGACCTCAAGGACCGCGAGGCGGTCATTGTGGCCATCATCGACGCCTACGGGGATTCCCATTGGGTCGACGTCGAGGGCATCGCTGATGCGATCCAGGACCCGCGTACTCCTGCCGCTGTCGCATACCGCTTCTACCTGAACAACATTCAGGAGAACGCAGACGGCTGGATGTCCAAGGACGAATGGGAGCTGTGCTTCCAGGACGACGATCCGATCCGTCCTGGTGACCAGATCGCAATTGGCTTCGACGGATCGATCCGAGGCGACGCCACAGGTTTGGTGGGCTGCCGTCTTCGGGACGGCAAGTTGTTCCTGCTTCACCTTCAGGAGAACCCCAGGGACCCGAATCAGCCGGACTGGGAAGTGGATGTCCTCGCGGTGGAAGCCGCGGTGGCCAACGCTTTTCGTACGTATCAGGTCGAGTGGTTCTACGGTGACCCGCCTTACTGGCAGGAAGCCATTGGGCGCTGGTCGATCGAGTACGGCGATGACTACGTATTCGAGTACTGGACCAACAAGCCAACGCGGATGGCGCAGGCCACGGAGCGATTCCGAACCGCAGCCATGGTCCAAGACCTCAAGCATGAGAACGACGCAGACATTTCCCGTCACGTGCTGAACGCGGTGACCCGCGATGTCCCCCAGGGAACCTTGATCATCAAGGACTCTCCCCGTTCCAAGAAGAAGATCGACCTAGCGGTGTGCGCGATTCTCGCATTCGAGGCGAGGGCGGATGCCATCGCAGATGGGCGGCTGAAGAAACGACGATCCAGAGTGGTGGGTTTCTAGATGAGCGAACCGGTTATTGCCTCTGTCCCGAGCAATCCTCTTCAGTGGCTTGAGTATCTGCACTCGAAGCTGCTGAGGCACCGGACAGGGTACCGGCGTCATTCCGCCTACTACGACGGAGAGCATCAGAAGTTGGTGTTCGCACAGGCGCGCCACCTCAACGAGTTCGGCCACATCTTCGAGAAGTGGCGGGACAACTTCTGCGGCCTGATCATCGACAGCGTCAACGAGCGCTTGGCCATCGACGGCTTCCGTATGACGGACGAGCCTGATGCGGACAAGGACGCTCGGGACATCTGGCAGCGGAACTTCCTCGATGCGGAGTCCAACGCTGGCCACCTGGACGCGATGATCCACGGCACTGCCTTCGCTGTGGTGTGGGCCGATGCTGACGGCAAGCCCACGATCACGCTGGAGTCGGCAGAGAACGTCGTCGTGCAGTACAAGCCTGGCAGCCGTCGAGAGATCGAGGCCGCGGCGAAGTTCTACACGGATGACTGGGGCCGCCAGTGGTCGACTCTGTGGTTCGCCAACCGCGTCTACACCTTCCAGGCCGGCACGTTCGGCTGGGGCAATCCTTCGGCCGCCAAGTCGGTGAAGAACCCCCTGGGCGAAGTGCCTGTCGTTCCCCTGAACAACAGGTCCCGCCTCACCGGTGAGCCTCTGTCGGACCTGACCACGGTCATCCCGCTTCAGGACGCGGTGAACAAGATCGTGTCTGACGCTCTCCTGGCGAGTGAGTATGCGGCCTGGCCGCAAAGGTATGTCACTGGCCTGGAAATCGTGGAGGACGACACTGGTAACCCGGTCGAGCCTTTCAAGATTGCCGTAGACAAGCTGCTTCAGGCTGAAGACCCGAACGTGAAGTTCGGCCAGTTCGAGGCAGCCGACCTGGGGAATTACGTCAAGCTGGCAGACATGCTCGTTCAGCACATGGCGAGCACGAGTCGTATCCCCTTCCACTACTTCCTGAACAACGGTGGTGTGGCTCCCTCCGGTGAGTCCATAACCGCCGCTGAGGCTGGTCTGATAGCCAAGACTCGTGAACGCATGCTCCATTTCGGAGAGGGCTGGGAACGCGTAATGCGCCTGGCCTTCAAGGTAATGAAGGACAAGCGTGCAGAGGCTTGGAGTGCCGAGGTCATTTGGCGTGACCCTGAGAATCGGACCGAAAGCCAACACATGGATGCACTTCTGAAGCTGAAGATGATCGGTGTTCCGACAGATCAGCTTCTCTCCGATGCGGGTTACACACCGCAGCAGATCGCCCGCTTTAAGTCGATGCGGGAGGACGACGCCAAGGCCGCAATGGAACTGGCGAAGAAGTTCCCCGATCCGGCTCAGCAGGCCAACGAGCAGGCCGGCCAGCCTAGCTCGGATGTCCAGAAAGCTGCCGTCAAGCAGCCGCAGGGCAATTCTGGTAACGCAGCCCGCAAGGCTGTGAACCCGGTTAAGGGTTGATCCCTTAATCCTTTTCATTACGCAGGCTCCCGCAATGGGGGCCTTTTTTGATGCACCGAAATGGATGGATCACGCATGGACGAGAACACGCAGAACGCTGGCACCACTTCCACCGAGGGCGCTCCGACCGGCGAGGCCGGCACCCCTCAGACTCCGACGCTCGAAACACTTCAGGCGGAGGTCGACAAGTGGAAGTCCCTGTCCCGCACGAATGAGAAGCGGTGGCAGGACGCCTCTGCCGAGCGCGATGCGCTCAAGGAGTCCGGCATGACGGACGCAGAGAAGGCAATTGAGGCCGCTAAGGCTCAGGCCCGATCCGCGACCCTCGCCGAATACGGCACTCGGCTTGCTGACGCCGAGCTGCGTGCACAGGCCGCAAAGGCAGGTGTGGAGCTTCCTCCCGCCGAGTTCCTGAACCTGACGAAGTTCGTCGGTGAAGACGGCTCTGTGAATGCCGATGTGATCGGCACTTTCGTCTCGTCCCTCCCTAAGCCGGTCGCTGAGCCCGAATTCGATCAGGGCCTTGGCCTTGGTCGTCAGGGCGGGTCCGGAGTTCAGCAGCTCACCCGCGACGACCTTTCCAACATGTCCCCGCAGGAGATCAACGCTGCCCGCAAGGCGGGTCAGCTCGACGCCCTTATGCGAGGCGCAATCTGACAAACCCGTGAGGTAACCTATGGCATTTCTTTCTCAGGCTGGCAATAACACTGGGGCCGGCCAGCTTCAGACCACGCAGGGCCAGTTCATTCCCGAGGTCTGGACTTCGCAGCTCGTTGCGGACATCGAGGAGAATCTCATCCTCGGTGCTTCCCCCTTCACCAACCGGCAGTATGAGGGCGACTTCCGCCGTGAAGGCGACGTAGTCCGAATCCCGCACTTCGTTGACGGGACTGTCACTGACAAGGGCCTGGTGAAGGCGTACGGCGAGATCGGTACTGCCGACCACGCGGCCCTTGAGTACATGAAGATGACCGTCGCGAAGGGTTCCAGCTTCCACCTGGAGATCGACGCTCTTCACCAGCTCCAGACCAAGGGCGGCATCGACCTGATGTCCAACCTGGTCTCCCAGCGTGCGCGTCAGACCGCGCTTGCCATTGACGAGCTGGTTGCGCTGACCCTGCTCGCCGCTCTCCAGGGCAAGGACCTGAACGGCGCGGAGAACCGTACCGCCACTGTGTCCGGCCTCCCCGCGCTGGAGCTGGGCGCTATCTCGAAGGTCCAGGCGACCGACGTGAACGCCCCCGCTGCGGACAAGCTGTCCGTCTACGACTACGTGGTCAAGATGCTCGAAGTGCTCGACACTCGCAGCGCTCCGCAGGACCGGTACCTGTTCGTCTCCCCGCGCATGCGCTCTCTCCTCCTGCGGGACGAGAAGTTCATCGACGCGTCGCAGCACGGCGGCGGCGGTTCGGTCGTGGCCTCCGGTCAGATCGGCTCGATTCTCGGCCTGCCGGTCGTGGTCGCGAATGCGCTGGGCAACCACTCCCGGCCCAACTCGCCGGTCATCAAGAAGGGCAACGAGAAGTTCGGCAGCGTGGACCTGTTCATGGGTTCGACCTCCGCTGTCTCCGTCGTCGTGCCGTTCGCCGAGATGGCCGCGTACAACCCGGAGAAGTCCTTCACGTCGGCCGTGAAGTCCCGAGTCATCTACGACGCGAAGGTGTGCCGGCCTGAGCAGCTTCTCGTGGCTCAGGGTGTCGAGGCGGAGATCAACACTCACAACGCCCCGGCTGCTGGCTGATCTGACCTTCCCTAACTGAGGGGAGGGACATGGCCTTTGCCACCCCAGACGATGTGGCCGCCCGCCTTGGGCGGCCACTCGCTGAAGACGAAAAAACTCGAGTTTCGGCGTTCCTGGACGACGCGTCTGCGTTCGTCACCGAGTACTGCAATGGCGCCTGGGACAGGACCACTCCCCCGGCCATCTTCAAGACGGTCGTGTGCGGTGAGGTCATCCGCTGGTTGTCCGTTGCCCCTGGCGTGATCTTGGAGCGCACTGGCGAGCTGGAGACCCAGTTCGGTCAGACGGCTTCCAATCAGGGCCTCTCTCGTGAGGCCACAGCAGCACTCCGCAAGTACCGGCGCAAGGTCGGTTCACTCCCCCTTCGCCGCTACGACTGTTAGGAGTCCGCATGCCCCGTCACTTCACTGACTTCGTTGAGGTCTATCGCGCAGAAATCGTTGCGGATGCCTACACGAAGAAGCGTGACTGGGACGACGCCGTGAAGGTGTGGGCCGGTTCGGCATCTGTCCAACCGGCCTCCACCACGGAGGCGGACTCGCAGGCGCGAGAGACCACAGACATCCACATCACTGTCTTCCTGCCTCCCACAGCTGACGTCGACTCGACGGACCGGCTTGTGGTCGACGGCATCACATACGAGGTGAGGTCCGAGCCACGCATCTGGCGTCAAGGCTCCCTCGCACACATCTACTTGAGAGCACGGAGGGTGAGGCGCTAATGGCTGACGACGTCAAGTTCACCCTGCGCATGAACGCTGGTTGGGAGGAACACTTCCTCCTGAACGAGGAGACCCGCGACCTGGTGGCCCTCCGCACCGAGGACATCGCTGTGTTCGCCAGGGCACTGGCACCGCGGGCTCGCAACAAGCCGCACTGGAACACCATCCACAAGCACATCGAAGTGATGGTCACGGCCTACAAGGGCTGGTACGGCCAGGTGCTCATTGAGCCTGACCGCGACGTGCGGCACGCAATGCTGCAAGAGCGCGGCTATAAGGACCCTGCTGGCCACCGGCATCCGGGACGCTTCTACCTGAAGCGTGCCCTGGAGAGGGCGAGGGTTGAATGAAAGTAGACCCTGTCGACCTCGTGTGGCAGTACCTCAACACAGCCCCGTACATCCCCGAGGACGCACCCACGGGCGACCTGGTGGGCCGCGAGGTCGGAGACACGACCATCTACCTCAGCCACTCCGGTGGCTTCCGCCTCGTACGGGACCGCATGGACCGTGCGGACATCGAGTACGACGTGTTCCACCAGGAACGCGCCCAGGCAGCAAGCCTGGCCTACACCTGCCGTGAGCTGTTCCTAGAAGACCTGCCCGGCCAAATAATTGGCGACGTCGAGATCCTTGACGTTGTCGAGATTTCCTCTCCCCGGTACTACCCGGACTCGACTTCAGGCGAGCACGTCTACGGCGGGGAGATCACAGTTTTCTTCACCGAGAACTGATACCCCCCTGGCTTAGCCAGACCGAAGGGCCCCTTGTGGGGCCCTTTTTTGTTTCCCCGCTTGAGGAGTTCCTTTATGGCGAATGACGCTTCCAAGATCCGGTTCGCCCCTAACGGCGGACTGTTCATGGCCCCTTCCCCGACTGGTGGAGCGGGTGGCACGGTCCTTCCCGATGACGTAGGCGACGGTGGTAAGACCGCGCCGGCCGGTTACAAGTCTTTCGGCTATGTCGATGAGTCGGGTGTCACCATTACCCCGTCCATCGAGACGGACCCGGTGAATGCATGGCAGTCCGCGGTTCCAGTTCTCTACAACGTGAAGGGTGCCTCTTTCCAGATCAAGGCGACCCTGCTGGAGACCTCGAAGCTGACCACGGAGCTGTTCTACGGTGCTACGTGGGTCGAGGTTCTGTCGGACGACGCGACCCCTGTGCCGACCGGTATTTACCGGCTGGACCTTTCCAGCACTCCGGAGCTTTCCGAGCTTTCGATCGTCGTGGACTGGGCCCAGAAGGGCAAGAACTACCGCACGGTTATCCCGCGCGCCATGATCTCGGACCGAGGCGGTATCACGCTTCAGCGTACCGAGGCCCAGAAGTACGAGCTGACCATTGACGCCCTGGACTACAACGGCGGCCTTGGCTACGTGCTGACGGACGAGGTCATGACTGCCTGATTCGGGCTGTAAACGAATTGCCTCTGCCGGGGAGGGCGAAATTCCCCGGCCACTCTCTCTCACCCCACCCATGACCCCCCGTTTCCTTTGGAGTTCCCATGGCTGCTGCCCGTAAGACCGCTGCCCCGAAGACCGCCCCCAAGACCGCCGCTGCGGAGGCCGAGGCGACCGAGCAGCCCACCAAGTTCACGTTCCTCGGTATCGACTTCGAGGTCCCGCCTGCCAAGAAGATTCCGCTGGAGCTGCTGTTCGCGGAAGACGAGCTGGACGCCGTGAAGATCATCGTCGGTGAGGACAAGTGGGCCGAGTTCCGTGCCAAGCGTCCGACGATCGGTGACTTCCAGGAGCTTTCCGCCAAGGTCAACGAGGCGTCGGCCGGCTCGGGAAACTGATAGCAACCGTTCACGTCATCAGGGAACACCCCGAAGAGCTGGAAGCAGACTTCCTGGAATTCTTCGGGGTCGATCTCCTCGACCTCTGGCGTGGCCGGTTGTCTCTGCGCAGGGTCCACCTGCTGATTAATTCACTCATGCACAAGGCTGGACGATCCACGCTGCTCGCCACGATGGACGAGACAACGCAGTGGGGCTCCACTGAACACTTGCTCGCTCGCGTCTCGGACGCTTTGGAGCTGAGCAATTACCTCTTCCTCAAGGCCAACAGCAGCGAAAAGGACATCCCGCTGCCTGAGCCTCTTCCCCGTCCCGGCTCTTCCGAGCCGCTAAAGCCCAAGCCAGCCGAGCACGAATTCGCGTCCGGTGAGGAGCTGTCGAACTTCTTCACACAGATGAGCAATCTTTAGGAGGCCGGTATGGCGGCTACTGGTCGTGGACCTATCAAGGTTGGTTCCGGTTACATCGAGATCAACCCCCGGCTTTCCGAAGAGACGGTTCGGAAGTTCCGTACCGAGATCACTCGGGAGATGGAGAAGGCTGGCCGCCAGGCTGGCAAGGAGTTCACGACCGCCACCACC